ATTTTTTCCACCATCAATAACTGAACCTACTGTTGCACATGAGGTGGCAAATAAGCCAATTAAAATTAAATACACATTTTTCATAATTTACTCCTATGAAGTTTGATCAGGGGATGGTGGAAACTCAGGTAACGGTCTTGTTGGCGGATTATCATCATCAGGATCATCATCGCTGTAAACATACAAAGCCTGTAGCTCAGGTACTGTAGTACAAGCGTTAATCATCGTTACTTGGCTTTGGTAAGTCGTTCTAATTGACTCTCTCCAATTATCCCAATCCGTAGGTATCGCTGTTCCGTTTTCAGACTTACGCACCACATACCAATCACTAGGTTGTAATATGCCATAGGCTTCTTGATTTTGAACTGAGATAGCGTTTGATTTTAAACCTGGGGTTGTAGTTGTTTCACCAGTAACAGGATCAGTAGTTGTTGTATCGTCTAAAGACATAGGCGTAGCTGTTCCGTAAGCTCCTACGACTGTATCAGTATAAGTTGTACCACCTACGCTTACGCTGTCGTAATAAGTAAAAGTTTCGTTAGTATTAATATAGTAAGCAGGGTCTTCATAGTTGCTTGAATCAGTTACAACTGGGTAAACCCCTATTGTTGCTAATTCAGCATTTGACCAAGAAGTCATTACATTTTGAGGATAATTTACATCCCCATAGGTAATAGCTGTTGGTCTTGTATAAACCTTGGTTACGTTATCGCTTGTATCTACTGATGCCCACATAATTTTATTTTACCTCAAATTAATTATTTTACCTAGCTGTTGTTGGTATACCTGTTGATGTTACGAATGGATTTTCTGCAAATGCCATGTAGATGTAACCTACACCACTTCCATTATACGCTGTATCAGCAGTACGCATTTTAAAACCATTACTTACTGAATCTATTAAAACTTGAGAAGTGCTTTCTGCATTTGATAAATCAGGAAATAGTCTAGCATCCATTCCGTTGAAAGGATTTCTTGCTGTATCTAAAATTACCCAACTATCTGATGCTGTATCATATTTTTTAATTAAAACAAAAGCTGGAGCAAAGCCTGTATAGATGAACGCACCATCTGTATTAGTATTACCGACATACTTGCCAAACTTACTGTAGCCTTGTTTTTCTGCGAAGCAGTAGGCTATTTGAGAAGTTGAATTTACCCTGCTATTATTTCCCGTTCCAATACTAAAAACAGAAGAAGTAGGAGATGTATCGTTCCACCAAGCACTGCTAGTGGCTGCCGTAAATTCTTCATTTAATTGTATATATTGTGTATTACCCAAACTTTTGTGATACATAGACCAATCTCTATTAGCACTATTCCTTCTTTTTACTAAAACAACCTGTGGAACAACACCCAGCCCATGCCCTATAGTTTCTGCTGATGTATTATCACTTGAGTAAGTAACAATACTAAATCCTGCATCCGTATTGGCTTGTACTGTAGAGGTTACCGAGCCATCTGTATTGGAACTTGTTGTACCGCCATTAGCTTTCCAGTTCCAAGTAACAAATGATTGCTCACTATTATTAACAGCAGTATCACCATTGCCCAAAGTAAAACCATTTGTATCAAAACTTGTTACATAAGTTGATACTGTTGAATCAGCATTAGATGTAAATGTTGTTAAATATTTAGTAACCCCTCTGCTTGAGTCTGCTACATAAGTTCCTCTAGCCAAATCTCTGTTGCATTGCCACCACATATCAGGTTTCATATTATTCAAACCATCAAAAGTAATAGATTGTGCTGAACCTGTACCTGTATATATTTTTATTTGAAAATTTGCACTTGGGTCGTCTATATTTGTATAAGCCATTTATCCGTACTCCGCTAAATTCTTTGTGCATAAGGCGTAGCCAGATTTTGTATCAAACTCAAAATTACCATAGCCATTGGGGTCTGTATTTCCTGAAGATACTGTAGCATCAAATGGATTACCAAAATTGCAAAATGCTTTCATACCTGTGTTGTAAATAAAAACTATTGGGAAATAAAAATCATTTTCAAAATCGTAAGAAGTTGCAGTGTGCCTAGTTGTAAATAATGTGTCGTTTTTATAAATTTTTAAATTTGGATTTGATGAGTCGCATTGAAGTAAAAAACCAAAAACATCGCCATCTGCACCAGTTCCTTCGCCAGGTGGGTCATAATCAAAAGAAGTCCATATTTGAAAACCCGCACTATTTCCTGCTGTTGCTTTATCTGCTGTAGTGCTTTGTATAATTGAAGTTGCTAACCATCCAGCACCTAACTCTATTCCGTCTCCATTATTGTTTGCAGATAATTCTACTTCCCAATACCATTTAGCACTTCCCACAAATGGGTTAATTCCTATAGTACCTAATGCACCATTGTAAGAACTACTGCCACCTTGCCTTGTAGTTGCTCCTTGTGTAAAAGTTGTGGCATCACTACCTTGTATGTAGCCTGTATTAAAATTAAGCGTACAAAAATTATTAGTCGGAGTATCTGTAGCTTGGTCTGCTGATGTGATGTTGTATGTAGTAAAATTTCTATCGTCTCCTTTTGCTTGTGCGCCTAAGTCTGAAGAGTCTTGAAAATCTAAATAAAAACTATTATTAGGGAAAGAACCTGTATATTCTATAGGCTTCCATATACCACTATCTTCATCAAACTCACCAAACGCTGTGGGTGCTAAAGCAGAACCATCAATATTATAAACTTGTGCTATATATCCACAAAATTTTCCATAAACAGTTCCTGCTGATTTATATGCGCCTATATTATTAGCGTAAGTTGAACTTTGAGCTTTATTGTTGCCAGTATCAAGGTTTTGTGCAGGATTATTTCTAGAAGCATATTCTGTTTCTAATACACCATTTACATATAACTTGAACCTGTCAGTAGCTGTAGCTTGTGTTGTATCAACAGCAAGAACAATATGATACCAAGCAGAGGTATCACGAAATTTTCTTTGTGTATAACTTCTATTTTGTGTTGTACCTATTCCTATTCCTATTTGCAAAGCATCTACATTACTAGTTGTTCCTGTATTAAATCTAAGTATTACTGCTTCGTTACCATAAGCACCCCCAAAGAAAAAAGTATGCCCAAAACCATCTACGGAACTATTTACTTCTGTTCTTTTTACCCAAGCACTTATTGTAAAAGTTTTTTGATTTCCCTGTGTAGTAATAACCCTATCCATATACTCAGAATTATCAGCCTCTAACTTCAAAGAGTTATCAATATTATACCCTGTAGATATGCTTCCTCTATTTGCTGTACGCTGTAGCGTTTCCATATTAAGTTTGTGCTAGGTTTTGAACTCTGCCAATTTCCTGCCACACGCTGCCATTATAACGAAACGCTAGTATGTCAGTTTTGTTGGCTGTAGCTGTAATGGTGGGTGCAGTTGAAGCAGCAAATTCAAAGACTGTGTTCCAAGCTATTGTTCTTGCTGTGCCACCTTGAGCTATTTCTACAGAAATAATTGCACCTTCTACAGCGTTACTTGGGGCTGAGAAAGTCGTATTTTCTGTTGTAACATGATATGCGTTTGCGGCAGCTCTTGCATCCCAAGCTACTGCATTAGAGCTTGAGGTAATAGCTACTTGGCTAATATTAGCTGAAGTAGAAGCTGTAACTTTTTTAGGCATAGTAACAAACTGGTTTTCATCTATTGAAATACCAGGAGTTGTGCCTACTGCTGAACCAAGACCTATAACTAAATCATCGGTACTATCATCCAGTCCTACATAGTAGTCTTGAGCATTACCATCAAATACTATTTTAGTATCTTCGGCTGTTGCGTCACCTATTGTTAGCGTTGGACCATTTAAAGTTAAGCTGTCAGAAAGTTGTAAATCGGTAAGTACATCTAAAACTGCTGCACCTGCACCTGCTCCGTCTAATTGAACGATAGCCACTTTTCCATTAGCAATAGTTACGTTAGCTCCTGAGCCTTGCGAAATAATAATATTTTGCGATCCACTAGTAGCGTTTTCAATTATTTGAACTCGCTTCATGGTGTTTGGACCAATCGTAATCGTACAAGCTGAGTCTAACGTGCCTGTATATTTAAGATACATGGCTCGACCAGCATCTGCTGATCCGTCTGCGACTGTAGTTGTATGAGTATCTGCGTTAGTAGTAATAGCTTCAGTACCTATACCAAGAGCTTCACCAATTAATTCTAAGTTGGTATTTGTAGAAGTACCCCAAGTTCCGCTTTCGTCACCTGTAGCGATTTCTTTGAGTCTTAAATTGTTAACGTAGGTTGCCATAATTCGTTCCTATAGTTTATATAATAAATCAAAAAGGGAAAAGTTTATACCTTTATTATGCTGCTATTTCCCTCCAGTTTGGTGTTTGACTGTCATCAACAGGTTGCCAAATATTTGTAGTACCTACTACCCCTGTAGCCGATACGCCTGTTATTGTAAAATTACATGCTGCATTAACCGTTGGATTAACAAACGGATCAGAGCCACGGAGGTTGCCAAGGGTTCCGCTTACACTAAATCTATTATCTGTAATGGTGCTAGCTGTTCCTATAGCGCTTGTTCCTGCTACCCCTGTAACAGATACATTAGCCTCACCATCTACATCTACCGATACTGAGCCTAAACTTGATGTCAGACCTCCAAGTGATGCTACAGCAGAACAATTAACTCCAATACTACCTAAGGCAGAAGTTCCTGCTAAGCCTGAAACATTTAAAGTATTGTTAGAAACAGTGGTGGCTGTACCTAAAGCAGACGTTCCTGCTAAACCATTAACCCCAACTACACCACCAGCATCAACTGCAACACCGCCATTGGTAGCAGTTACGCTTAAACCTGTAAGAGTAACTGTTGCTGCTGCATTAGGAGTTACTGTGCCTAGTGCAGAGGTCGCTGCGGAAGGTGCAGTAAGTGTAAGTGGTATGGGTTCGCCCCACGTGAGTTGCCCCCACGTGCCTCTACCCCAACCGTTAACGATAGCCATTTAAGGCTAGGCGATTCTTATAATCGCTGTGCTGGCTGCTGCTGCAGGAAATACAATTGTAAAATCCCCAGCAGTAGAAGTTTTATCGCCACCAAAATCAATAGTAGCTACAGATCTATCAGCGTTAGTGTCGTTGTAAATCATGCAACCTCTAGCAGTAATAGTCGCTGTACCAAAAGTTAAATCAGCGAAGTCAGTAAAACCAGTAGTTCCTGAACTTGTTGGGTTTACGTTAGTTAAAGCTGAGCCACCTGAAGTATAGTTTGTACCAGACGCTTGACCTGTTGTAGTAAAAGCTGTTGTGGTAGCTCCTAAAGTTGCTGATGATGTATATAACGCTAGTTTAAAAGAATTACCGCCAGACGCCAAAAAATTATGTTTAGCTTCTAATAGCTCTTTTTTAAAGCTAGTTGTTAATGTAGATGTAATTGCCATGTTAAAGTTCCTTTAATATTTTAGCTAGGTCTTCGTGACCTTGTTGTTCCAATAGATTACGCATCGTGCATCGTTCACTATTGATTGCCTGCTTTATATAATAAACGATTACGTTGTAAATAGCTAGTTTATATGCTTCTGCTTGTTGCCTAATGTGTGGTGCAGCATTGTCACTTATACCACATATTCTGTCAGTAAGTTTTTCTGCCCAAAACTCAGGTGGGTGTCCTCTATTTTGCTGTGTTTCTACTATAATAGAACCGATGTCACCTAACGTTGTGTTGTCTATCATTTTAATACCGTTTTGCTTCTGGTGGTGTGTCCATCACAGTTCTTACTTCTGTGATGTTTTTTAATTGTTCTTCATGTAAAAGTTTATTGTAGACAGAAAGTTTAATTTGTCTATACGTTCCTTCATCATCTACAATTAATATATCTGGGTCATCCAGTCTGTGGTAACCATAAACTCTTTTTTCTATAGGGCAATCTGTATCAAGTAACCCTGACCTAGCTGCAACATTTACAGTCATTCCTCTTTCTATACATTTAGCTAACCAAAACTCACAACAAGCTTTTCCTGCTTCTGCAAAATGTAGATTACCCCTATAACTAAAATCTATACCAAATAAATTTATACTACCAACTTTATTGTATAAAGCAAAAGCAAAAGCAAAAGGCACAGTATTATTTAAGTACGCACAATCTGCATCTTGTGCAACTTCCTCTAAGGGATAAAGAACTGCTGAAGGACACCTCTCATCTAATTCACAAGTGTATATAGGTATATCAGCTACAGGTAACCATCTCCTCATGATGTCTGTCTGGCTTCCTGCGTCATCTGTGTCCATAAATCTACTTACTGGATCCATCATAAATATTCTATCACATTTAGTAATAGCTCCCATGCAGTTGATTCCCCAGACTTCGTCATAGGTTTTTGAATGTACTAAACTAAGGTGAAAATCTAATTGACTTTCTCCCATAGCAACTATGGCAATATTCTTGCCCTCGAGTTCTTTTATTCTCATGCTTGTGGTTGTCTCCGTATCTCATCGTACCTGTATTGGTCTCTAGTTGATTTAGCTTCACCAAGATTTTTTAACCCTAGTAAAGCCTCCTGAAACTTAGATTCGTATGCTGGTATTGCTTCGTAATTTTTGAGATACGTGCATGCTTCGACTAAACTGCCATATAAGATAGCATTAGGAGCATTTTTAGACAGCCATGTTGTTTCATTACCTGTAGTGGTAGTGAGTGATGCTGGTCTATAGTAGTAATGCAGTTCAACCTCGTAGGTTGAGTCTGGGGTAGGTGCGACTATAAAAGTATTGTCGTCAAATTCTGCGTAATATTTTGGTAGTCCTGTTGTGGACGCATTGGGAGTAAAATCCCTAATGAAAGAAACTTGTTTTAATAGTAGGTAGTTATAATTACTGCTGCTATCTATAACAGCTAAACTAAAAGGTGCTAAGTAATCAGTTGGGCACTCAAGATAAGTTCCTGATGCTGTTAAATTTCCAACTTGGTTTTTTCTAAAATCATCTAACTGTACATTTTTAAATATACGTTCTTCCGCTGTTGTAATAAACGTAGGTAGATTAGTTACAAAACTAGACTCTGTACTTTCTAGATAATCTTGTATAGCTGTTTTTAAAGTTGTGTATGTAAAACTCATGTTGTATATATTATACCCCCCATTCCACTATGATTAGTACAATAATAATATAAAGTTGGTGCTCCTGATGCTACTTCAATCTGAGTGTACGCTCCAGAACTTCCTGGAGTTCCACTAGTTGTTACCCCTGTTGTGTATTCGGATCCACCAGCATGCGTACCGTTTGATGTTGTTGATAATCTTAACGGATGGCTGCTATTAGTACTATCTGATTGATCAAATTTATATGTTTGTCCTTCAGTTACTGTTAAAGCTGCAGCTCTTGAACCATCTATATAAAAATAGTTAGAACCTAAATAACTTGCTACCGTGACAGTATAAGTTGTTGTAGATGGCGATGGTGTTGGAGCTGGTGTGGGGCTAGGGGTTGCAGCTACTCCTGATATTGTTACTTCTCCTACATTACCACTTAATGCAGACATATTGTACATCGAACCTATTGTGTCGCTATTTTGTGCCCACATAATAGGAGAGCTAATACCTGCAGAGTTTTTTGGGTTAGAAACTATAGCGTAACCTTGTCCTGTTGTGGGGGCTGGGTTAGTTGGTCGTGGTTGGTAGAGTGATTCAGGGTCAGTTACATGGTGAGAAGGTTCAAGTTGTGGGGACTTAGGTTCATAACATTCGCCACAAACTTTAAATCCAGTCCATTCTTTTCTAAGTTCTGAATATGGTACATCAAAACCGCATCGGTCGCATATCGCTCGTGCGTATTTACCCTGAGCGTAAGCCATTAATAGAATCTCCTAGAGGGCGTCAATATAAGTGAAGCCCTATTTCTATCCTCGTCTGCTGCTAATTTAAAATCTTGTTCGTATTGTTGTTTTAATATTCCTGCTTTTTGAGGATTCTTTTTTAATGCAATATAGTAAGCTAAACCACTTACCATACAAGGTATAAATCTTGAAGGTACTTCAGGATTTTCAGCGGATGTATTTACATCATCAATACGTTGTATTCTATAAGAAACTAACTTGTAGTTAGCACTGTCTGGTGTTGGCCATATATTTATAACTGGTGTGATTTGTCTGTCTACAAAATATTGTGTAGGTCTAGCTTGAGTAGTTTTATTAGGAATATTTAAAAATTCTTGTCTACCGATTCTATCTATTTCAATATCTGTTGAAGGACTAGTGCTGCTGTCTCGTATAACAGCAGAAAGTATATCAATATCATATGCGTTCATATTGTATTGATTTGTGCCTTGAACTAAATCTAAAGAAATTTCCTCTATAGTCCAAAGATTAACACCTCTGTTTGCCCAGTCTGCAAACATGATGTTCAAAGAACGTCTAGCAGTTCTAGCATCGTACCCTGTACGTTGTTCTAGTCCTGCTAGTTCGTAAGCCTCTTCTATAGTATCAGCTATATCTAAGGCAAAAGTTTTAGTGCCTGAATAAGCCATTTACTTAAAACTCTTTAAATAGAGTTAGTACTATAACGTACGAGTCGCCACTTGAGGCACCTGTAGTTGTTAGTAGTATATCTCCTGTTTTTCCACCTGATGCAGCAGTATTTCTTATACCGCCAAATTCTGTAAAATCTTCGTCAGTAGTGTAGTCTGAATTTAGATCCCAACAGATAGTATTAGTAGTAGCGTCCCACAAAAGTTTGACACTCATCCCAAAAGTTGAATAAACAATTTTAGCTAACCTTACACCAGTACATGTTGCTCCATCACTAGTTCTAGTTGCTAAACCACTTACATCAACCTTATTTACTGCTGCCTCGCCAGTTCCATCGGATGTGTTGGTCAGCTGAATAACAACTGACCTATCACTATCTGACAGAGTTGTTGAAGTTACTGCGTCTGCCATATTAAACTCCTAAAATTAAGAACCAGAGAATGGTGTTACTAGAGTTCCTGAACCTAAAGTAATTCCTTCTACAACATACTTAGCAGCAGCAGCAGCATGTACTTTAATAATACTTCCTGCCAATCCACCTTTAGTTGTACCATTCAAAGTAATAATATCATTAGCAGCACCAGAAATAAAAGTTTTACCTGTTGCGTCTGATACACCTGTGTATAATCCACCAACAAACTTATCTGTTCCGTCTGTAATGATGGTCATACCAGTTGCTGCTGTTATGACTAAGAATGTAAAACTAGCTCCTAAGTTATTAAGTTGATTAGGGTCTGTAGGATCGCTAGGTGCAGTAGTAACAATTGAAGGTAAAGTAAATGCACCGTCTGCATCATTACACAACAAAAGTTTACCTGCGTGATCATCTACAGTTAGTGTTGTATTAGCTGTTAAGCTAACTACCGCAGTGTTACCTGCAGAAATAAAACCAGATAAAGATTTAACTGGTCCTGAAAAAGTTGATTTAGCCATTATTGTCTCCTAACTAAATTTGTTGCCCCATCTTGGAGTAAGTCTGCCGAGTCAGTTGGTGCAACGAGTTACCTCGGTTTATATTTATTGTAATGTAGTAGTGAATAAAAAGAAAGGGGAACATAATGTTCCCCTTAAAAGACGTAAAACGTCTACCCCGAAAGGATTAAGCTCCAGGTGAACCGTACATTCCACGCCAGTCACTAAAGCCGAAAGAATATCTTTCTCTTGCTTTGTATCTTACGTTTCCTGTTTCAAAGTCACCTTCCATGCCAGTTGACATTGGAGATCTTACGAAATGCTTCATGCCGTTAGGAGCGTCAGTCTTGATGAAGAATGCATCAGTGTCAGTCAGATAGTGGTTGACAACATAGCCTTCTGGGAACATTCCCATGTTCTTCATAGCGTTGATGTCATTATCGGATGTACCGACTCTACCTGGAGATTGAAGTACTCTGTCAGCCACAAATTGTAACTGAGGTGGTACGATCAATTTTCTAGCCTGAACATTGATTTTGATACCTCTTTCATCTTTATAACCTGAAATATCAATCAATGCATTCTCAAGAGAAGTCTCGTTCAAGTCTGCAGCAGTACTTGGTTCGTTAGCTAAATCACCAGCTGTTAAAGTTGGATGATCTGTAGCGAATAATGCTTTTCCGTCACCACCTGGGAAGGTAGCTGAGAAACCATTATTAAGTACGTTTGCAGCTTTTACTTGCTTCGTGCTCGCCATAGAACGTGCTAAAGCTTTAGTATATCTAGAAGAAAGAGAATCATATAAATTATCCTCAATTGCTTCTTCTGTCAATGCAAAAGCTAACGCCACTGTTTCATGGGTATAACGAGAAGTGAAAGTTTCTTGAGCTGTGTCATAAGATACCATAGCACCTTCCCCTTTTACAGGAGCTTGTGCAAAGCCTGATAACATAACTTCTTCTTCAAAAGCTCTCTCAGAATTTTCTGAATCGAAAATTTCTGCATGTTCGTTTTCGTAACGATCGTATTCAAGACCAAAAAGTGCATTTAGTCCTGGCTCTAATTCTTTAACTAGTTGTGCTCTGTTAATTGCCATTTATATCACCTATTAGTCGTTACCGAAAGTTGAAGCTGGGAATATGAATAAACCTCTAGCATATTGCCCAATTGAGTTGTCTGGTCTATCGACGAAGCCAACCTGTTTAGCAATACCACTAGCAGTCGTAGTAGTCACACCTTCTTTCGAACGGTTGTTATTAGTATCACCTGCAGTTGTAGAGATAGTATGTACTTTACCGACGTCTGCTTGAGTTGGAGTACCTGTGTACTGTGCCTCGTAGACTATATCGGGATCAGCATATACGTATGCTTTAGCATCTGCAGAACCTAGAGTTGCGGTACCATCTGGCCATTTTCTGGACCAAACTGGAGTACCATCTGTTGCTGTGTATTGTACACCGTAAAACACACCTAGAGGAGCGTCTGTTGCACCACCTTGAAGAACGTAACCACTTGTCAATTTTACTACATCACCTGAAAAAATATCACCTGATGCACCACTTGCGATTGCGAACTCTGAAGGTCTAATAGTGCCACCACTCATATGGTATGCTGGTGTAAATCCGTTAGGATCATTTACATTAGCCATTTATATCACCTTTATTGTTAATATAAGTTCAAAATATAGTTCTAAAGTACTAGCCTTTAGAACCTCCGCTTCCAAAAGTAA